CAATACCTGCTGGACTTCTCCAGCCAGGTCAGCGCGTAAGGGGACACCATGGCTTTACCACGCAAGCTGAAACACCTGAACCTGTTTAACGAAGGGAACAACTGGCAGGGGATTGTCGAATCGCTGACCCTGCCGAAATTTACCCGCAAGTTTGAGAAGTATCGCGGCGGCGGAATGCCGGGCGCTGTGGACGTGGATATGGGGCTGGATGACGGCGCTATTGATACGGAGTTTTCCATCGGCGGCACCGAGCTGCTGCTGTTCAAACAGATGGGCAAAACCACGGTGGACGCCATCCAGCTGCGCTTTACCGGCTCCATCCAGCGTGACGACACCGGCGAAGTGCAGGCCGTCGAGCTGGTTGTGCGCGGACGCCATAAAGAGCTGGATTCCGGTGAGTGGAAGACCGGCGAAAGTAGCACCACTAAAGTCAGCAGCACCAACAGCTACGCGAAGCTAACCATTGACGGCGAAGTGCTCTATGAGGTCGATCTGGTCAACATGATTGAAATCGTGGACGGTGTTGATCTGATGGAAGCGCACCGTAACGCCCTCGGACTCTAATTAATTTAACGGCGCGGGCAGCCGCGCCTGTACCCCATTAACAGGAAAAGAACATGAGTGATAAACCAACCGAAAAGACCGTGCAGCTGGATACGCCAATCAAGCGCGGTAAAACAGAAATCACCGAAATTATTCTGCGTAAACCGCAGTCCGGCGCGCTGCGTGGCACCCGCCTGCAGGCGATTATGGATATGGACGTGGGCGCAATGATGACCGTCATCCCGCGTATCTCCACGCCGACCCTGACCGCGCAGGAAATGGCGGAGCTGGACCCCGCCGATCTCACCGCGCTGTCGGTTGAGGTGGTGACTTTTTTATTGAAGAAGTCGGTGCTTGCCGGTTTGCCGACAGCCTGACGGTTGATGATCTGGTGGCGGATATTGCCACCATCTTTCACTGGTCGCCGTCCGTCACCGACGTTATGCCGCTAACGGACGTGCTGGAGTGGCGACATAAAGCCATTCAGCGAAGCGGGGCCAGCGATGAGTGACAACAACCTGCGCCTGCAGGTGATTCTAAATGCGGTTGATAAGCTCACCCGCCCGTTCCGATCCGCGCAGGCCAGTTCGAAGGAGCTGGCAACAGCCGTCCAGCAAAGCCGCGCCCGTCTAAAAGAGTTAGATGCCCAGGCGGGCAGGATTGACGGTTTCCGCAAAGCCAGCGCGCAGCTGGCCGTCACCGGTAACAGCCTGAAAGCCGCCCGTGAAGAAGCGGCTAAACTTGCCACACAGTTTACTGCCACCAACCGCCCGACTGCGGCGCAGTCCCGACTGCTGGAGCAGGCAAAAAACCGCGTCACCGACCTGCAGAATAAATATAACGGGCTTCGCCAGTCGGTGCAGCGTCAGCGCCTTGCACTCAATGAGGCCGGGCTGGATACGAAGAAGCTCAGTAGTGCGCAGCGCGAACTCCGGCAGAATGCCGACGAAACCCGCCAGGCGCTGGACCGTCAAATGAAATCCCTGAAACGCCTTGGCGAACAGCAGGCCCGGATGAATGCGGTCCGCGATCAATATTCCCGCCGTCTGGAAGTGCGGGACAGGATTGCCGGAGCCGGGGCAACCACTACGGCCGCCGGGCTGGCGATGGGCGCGCCGGTGATGGCGGCGGTGAAAAGCTACGCCAGCATGGAAGACGCCATGAAGGGGGTGGCAAAGCAGGTCAACGGTCTGCGTGATGACAACGGCAACCGCACCGCCCGGTTCTATGAAATGCAGGATGCCATCAAAGCCGCCAGCGAACAGCTGCCGATGGAAAACGGCGCGGTGGACTATGCCGCACTGGTTGAAGGCGGGGCGCGCATGAACGTGACGAACCCGAATGATTCGTGGGCGGACCAGAAGCGCGACCTGCTGGCCTTTGCCAGCACGGCGGCCAAAGCATCTACGGCATTTGAACTGCCTGCTGATGAGTTGTCCGAGGGGCTGGGGAAAATCGCCAGTCTGTATAAGGTGCCGACCCGCAATATCGAACAGCTGGGCGATGCGCTGAACTACCTCGACGATAACGCCATGTCGAAAGGCGCAGACATTATCGACGTGCTGCAGCGTATGGGAGGCGTGGCCGACCGTCTTGACTATCGCAAGGCCGCCGCACTCGGCTCCACGTTTCTGTCATTAGGTGCTGCGCCGGAAATTGCCGCCAGCGCGTCAAACGCCATGGTGCGCGAGCTGTCGATTGCCACCATGCAGAGCAAGCGATTCTTTGCGGGCATGGACCTGCTGAAACTCAATCCGGCAGAGATTGAAAAGCAGATGACCACGGACGCCATCGGCACCATCCAGCGCGTGCTGGAGAAGGTCAACCGTCTGCCTCAGGCTAAGCGCCTGTCCGCCATGACGATGCTGTTTGGCAAAGAGATTGGCGATGATGCGGCGAAGCTTGCGAACAACCTGCCGGAGCTCCAGCGCCAGCTCAGACTCACGTCCGGCGGAGATGCGAACGGCTCGATGCAGAAAGAATCCGACATCAACAAGGACTCTCTTTCCGCGCAGTGGTTGCTGGTGAAAACGGGCGCTCAGAACGCGTTCAGTAGCCTGGGCGAAACGCTGCGCCAGCCGCTGCTGGATATCATGGACTCCGTGAAAGGTGTCACCGGTGCGCTGCGTCGCTGGGTGGAGCAAAACCCGCAGCTGGCAGGCACGCTGATGAAAGTGGCGGCAGCAACAGCAGCGATCACCGTTGTGCTCGCCACGTTAGCGGTAGCCGTGGCCGCCGTACTGGGACCGCTGGCGGTGATCCGCTTTGGCCTGTCGATGCTGGGCGTTAAAACTCTGCCCTCCGTGACGGCTGCCGTATCACGCACCGGCAGCGCACTCTCCTGGCTGGCGGGTGCCCCGCTTTCCCTGTTGCGTCGGCGAATGGCGTCATCCGGCGGCAGTGTCGGATTGCTGAGCGCGCCGCTAAATGCCCTGCGCCGTTCTGCCGGGCTGGCGGGTAATGCGCTGAAAGCGGTTGCTGGGGCACCGCTGGTGATGCTCCGCGCTTCAATGGCTGGCTTTCGTAATGTTATCGGTGCAGTGATGAACCCGCTGGCAGCGCTGCGTGGTGGAGTCTCCGCCGCCACTGGCGTGCTGCGCTTTCTGGTCTCCGGTCCGCTGGCCCTGCTGCGCGTGGCGCTGTATGGTATTTCCGGTTTGTTGGGCGCGCTGCTCAGTCCGGTAGGGCTGGTTGTGGCGGCCCTTGCAGGTGTGGCACTCGTTATCTGGAAACACTGGCAGCCCATCAGCGCCTTTTTGGGCGGCGTGGTGGAAGGATTCAAAGCCGCTGCCGCACCAATTAGTGCCGCCTTTGAACCGCTCCGTCCGGTGTTTCAGTGGATAGGTGACAAAGTGCAGGCGTTATGGGGATGGTTCACGGATTTGTTAGCGCCGGTGAAATCCACCGCCGAAGAGCTGAGCAGTGCGGCGGCGATGGGCCGCAGCTTTGGTGAGGCGCTGGCCGAAGGTCTGAACATGGTGATGCACCCGCTGGAGTCGCTGAAATCCGGCGTGTCGTGGTTGCTGGAAAAGCTAGGCATTGTTAGCAAGGAAGCGGCAAAAGCGAAATTACCTGAGCAGGTCACGCGACAACAGCCCGCTACGGTCAACAGTGACGGCAAGGTATTGCTGCCGCCAGGCGGTTTTCCCTCGATGGGGTTTGCGGGGATGTACGACAACGGCGGGGCGATCCCACGCGGCCAGTTTGGCATCGTGGGAGAGAACGGCCCGGAAATTGTCAACGGTCCGGCCAATGTGACCAGCAGGCGGCGCACTGCTGCGCTGGCGTCCGTGGTGGCCGGAGCGATGGGTGTAGCTGCAGCACCTGCAGAGGCGGTACCTCTGCACCCGTTCAGTCTTCCGGTCAGGGCATACCAGACGCAGACCGTGAAGGCAGACAGCCCGCCACCGGTAATCCGCTATGAGATTAATGCGCCGATTCATATCACCGCCCAGCCGGGGCAGAGCGCGCAGGATATCGCCCGTGAAGTGGCGCGGCAGCTCGATGAGCGCGAACGCCGGGCCAGGGCGAAGGCGCGCAGCAACTACAGCGATCAGGGGGGATACGATTCATGATGATGGTGCTGGGGTTATACGTTTTTATGCTGCGCACCGTGCCGTATCAGGAGCTGCAGTATCAGCGCAGCTGGCGACATGCGGCCAACAGTCGGGTTAACCGCCGCCCGTCCACGCAGTTTCTGGGACCGGATAACGACTCACTTACTCTGTCCGGTGTGCTGCTGCCGGAAATCACCGGCGGCAGGCTGTCCCTGCTGGCACTGGAGCAGATGGCGGAGCTGGGGAAAGCGTGGCCGCTGATTGAGGGCAGTGGGACTATCTACGGCATGTTTGTGATCGAGAGCCTAAGTCAGACCAAAACGGAGTTTTTCGAAAGCGGAATGCCGCGGCGGATTGAGTTCACGCTTACCCTGAAACGGGTGGATGAATCGCTGTCTGAGATGTTCGGCAGCCTGAGCGACCAGCTCAGCAACCTGCAGGACACGGCGACCTCTGCGATTGGCAAAGTGAAAAATATGGCGGGAGGGGTGCTGTCATGAATCTGAATTCCGATCTCATGAACCTGACCAGTAAAAGCCCGGCGTTCAGTATCACCATCGAAGGCAAAGATGTGACGACGGTGATGGACGCGCGCCTGATGAGCCTGACGCTGACCGACAACCGAGGGTTTGAGGCGGACCAGCTCGATCTGGAGCTGGACGACGCGGACGGAATGATTGTTCTGCCGCGTCGGGGGGCGGTGATTCACCTGGCGCTGGGCTGGAAAGGACAGCCGTTGTTCCCGAAAGGGGTGTTTACCGTGGATGAGATTGAGCATAGCGGCTCACCTGACCGGCTGACCATCCGCGCCCGCAGCGCTGACTTCCGCGAAACCCTGAACACCCGGCGTGAAAAGTCCTGGCATCAGACCACGGTGGGCGCGGTGGTGAAGGAAATTGCTTCCCGCCACAATCTGAAACTGGCGCTGGGTAAAGACCTGACGGAAAAAGCGCTGGACCATATGGACCAGACCAACGAAAGCGATGCGAGTTTCCTGATGAAGCTGGCGCGCCAGTACGGCGCGATTGCCTCCGTGAAGGACGGGAACCTGCTGTTTATTCGACAGGGGCAGGGTAGAACGGCCAGCGGCAAGCCGCTGCCGGTTATTACCATTACCCGGCAGGCAGGTGATGGTCACCGGTTCACCCTGGCAGATCGTGGGGCATACACCGGCGTCATCGCCAGCTGGCTGCATACTCGTGAACCGAAGAAGAAAGAAACCACTCAGGTGAAGCGACGCCGCAAGAAAACCGCCGCGCCCAAAGAGCCGGAGGCGAAGCAGGGTGATTATCTGGTGGGAACGGATGAAAACGTGCTGGTCCTGAATCGGACCTACGCCAACCGCAGTAATGCAGAGCGTGCAGCAAAGATGCAGTGGGAACGTCTGCAGCGCGGGGTAGCGTCTTTCTCCCTGCAGTTGGCAGAAGGCCGGGCCGATCTCTACACCGAAATGCCGGTGAAGGTGAGCGGCTTTAAGCAGCCTATTGATGATGCAGAATGGACCATCACCACGCTGACACATACCGTCAGCCCGGATAACGGGTTTACGACCAGTCTGGATCTCGAAGTGAAAATAGATGAGTTCGACATTGAATGATTAGTTCCAAAATGAGAACAATGATGTATCATTATTGCGAACTGGTTAAGAGTGAGGGCGGAACGAAATGATGAATTGTCCAATGTGTGGCCAGGCCGCGCATACACGCAGTAGCTTTCAGGTTTCCAGCGAAACCAAAGAACGATACAACCAGTGCACCAATATTGAGTGCGGACATACGTTCGTGACACATGAAACTTTTGTGCGATCCGTGTGCCGTCCGCAAAAAATCAGCGCTGCACCGCCTCATCCGAAGGGAATGCAGGAACAATTAGCTTACTGATCCTGGTTCGCCGCTTGCGCTGTATCGTTATGCATGAACTCGCAGCGGCGAACTTCCTAAGTGCTTATTCAGCGCTTACAGCTTGTTCAATAATCTCCGCAACCTTACGTCTGCTAAATCCTTTTTCATCCGCAATCTCCATCAGTTTTGCTTCTGCCATGGCTTTGCTGCGCATTGCTGAGAGGGTTGGCTTGAGGGGATGAATGTTCCCTTGAATGTTTAATGGCAGCGGAATACTCCCAATCAACTCTTCTTCCAGCACCCAGGGCTCCTCGTGTGCTACCCAGTAAACTTTTGCATTCTGTTCCATCCAGTGATCAAGCCATTGTTCCCCTGAGTGGGTAAAAGTCGTTCTGGTCCCGCCTCCAACCCGGCGAAGGGGATAATTGCTTTCTGCCGCCAGCAATACCCCGAGCGTACGCCTGAGCGTTGAGCCTTCGGCGTTGCCGCTGTAATGGGTTTTGATGCGTGTTTTGAGATTGGCGCGGCTGTTTGGTTTCCCTTTTTTGTCGGGCGAAATACCAACATAGAGCAGGGTGTACCCTTCATGAGTCAGGCAACCTTCGGTCGGAACGCCGGGAGGGATTTCTTTGAACCACCAGAAATAGACGCCATTGATAGCGGGGACAGGCGTCGGTCGGCTCATTACCTCTGTTCTACTATATGTTTTGTTAGGATAAAAATTGAACACTGATATACTCCGCGCTGATTAATTCCGGGTATTTTATGGGATCATCATATGGGAATACTTGATTTACTTAGGGGTAGATATGAGTTTGAGAATCACGACACAGCAGGTGGATACCTGGAAGAAACGCATTCAGCGGGACGGCTTGAAAGGCTCAACATATTTTTGCCAACAGAGCGGGGTCGTGTGGGTTTCCGCATCAGCCGATCATCAGGCTATCTGTCAGAAAGTTCTGGGAAGGGATTCAGGAACCAGTTCTTTGGCGAGTTATTTGCGCTGGGATGATGTCGGCGCGGTTGCTTTGGTTGAGTTGTTGTACGCGATTGAAACGGCATAGAGCATCAACTTACGCCGCCATAGCAAAAGCGCTGCCGCCATTTTGTCGCCATCAGGCTCAAAGGTGGTTCGTAAGTGGCTGATTGGTAAAGCCCTGAAATTCAGGCAACAAAAAACCCATCAACCTTGAACCAAAATGGCGGGGTTGATGGGCTCCACAAAATGGGGGACATCAAAGAAAAGCAGTGGCAATAGTTATGACTGCCTCATATACAAAAAGTTCTGCGCATCGCGAAAATAATTCGGGGATGCGCAAACTTCAGAGTTATCCGAGCGCGGGCCAGATAATGATGATCAGCGTACCGGCAAGCGTCAGCAGGACGTTGGCGATGGCGTACGTGCCTGCGTAGCCCAGCGCCGGGATGTTGCTGCGGGCGGTGTCGCTGATGATTTCCAT